ATCTTCTTTGTAGTTGCAGTAGAGGTGTCTACGATAGCAATGACATCATTCTGTGCAGCATCAGCCCCCGTAAGGGCAGTCAAGGCACTAATCTTGGTGTTAGCCATTGGGGACAACCTCCGAGTTTACTTCTTGTGTGGCTTGCTGTAGTCTTTGCTCATAAGCACCCTTGTCAAAGTCAAGTTCTGCAATGTTCATCAGGTTCTCAACAAGTTCTGGGTGGTCTTTGACTTCAATCCCTGCACCATTGAGGTTACGAAGGAAGGAAGCGATTTCACGAAGGTCATGAGGGGCAACGTCCCCTGCAACCAACTTAGGCATAACATCCCAAGAGAGGCCATTAAGTTGCCAGATACGTTCTACGAGTTGTTTGTTGAGGACATCTACAATATTATTGATGTAACTCTCAAGGCTACGAAGAAACAAGTCCGTCTTGGTCTTGGAGAGTGCATAAGAGCCACCACTAGAACCAAGCATCAGGAACTCAGCCATAAGGCTACGAGCAATATCGTGTTGGTAGCGTTTGACTACAGGATCAATGTCGATAGACCGAGAGCCATTGGCAGTGATTAGTTCAATGTCCATAAGACGTTGATTGGTAGGCTTACCGTCCGCATCTACATAAAGGTCAGATGGCAGGAGGGCATAACCTTGATCATTATTCTTTAGGTCACGAAGGATACGTTCAAACTGTGACCTTAGATTGGTTTGGTCTGCTGAAGCATCTGAACTCAAATACTCCGCAGGCATACGGCCAATAGGCACACCATGAAGTTCTCGTTCAATAGCCACGGCTTCATAGTTCTGAATCTTGTTGAGGTAAGTATAGCTGACATAAGCATTCCTAAGAACTGAACGACCAGAGGGATCATTATTCAAACTTGTAGTTCTATAGTAAACAGACTTTTCAACAGGGATCATTACGGGGAGTTTACCCCAAGTGGCTTCTTGGTACATGCCCAAGACTTCACCAGTGGACTGGTTGATTTCAAAACGTTCAACAGTCCAAGGGGCACGAATGGCAATCTTCTTGACACCAATACGGCCATCGTTGAACTTGGAGTTCTTCTTGGGGCTACGGAAGTCCCCCTCACGACGTTTGTAGATAACCTCAAACCAACCAAACCCATAAGTCAAGTAAGAGAGGGCTTCCGAGATGTGATCGTCAAGGCTTTCATCCATGTCATCCAACACAGATTTAAGGAAGTCAGCTTCACGTTTTGCTTCTTCACTATCATCAGCAGGCTTGATTTTGATTTCTACATCTCGTAGGGTTTGCTCTACAGCGTACATAATGGCACCGATGATGGCATTCCCATCGCGCATCTCTTTGTACTTCTGGATACCACGTTTACCTTTGAGGTCCTGTTGGTATTCATCAGCCCTGATGTCTCCGGTATAAGTGTTCTTACCCGACACACCAAGCGTCATTTTAGCAGATGTTTCGGACAACTTATTCATAGGAGATCACTCTTCCGTAGTTTCTGTTTATTCTTGTTCAACTACAGACAACCCCATAGCTACAAGAGCGGATAGGCCATCCATACCACCGATAGCAGTCAAGGCTGTAGGAGATGCGCTGAGAGCCTCTGTGCTGAAGACCAGAGCAGCTTGAGCACGTTCTGCGGCTACCATGTCGATAATCTCATCAGTGTCCCAGAGAGGGCGCTGTAGGGGTGCCTGCGCGAAGATGATCCACTCGTCTCTGGCTTCAAAAGAGGCTGCTGCATAGAGGTTACCTTGAGCATCTACCCAGTTCAGCCCACGATAGGTTTCCCCATCAGCCTCAGAGAACCCAAGGCACATGGCGTACTGGTTTGCATCAGAGACAAGGAGTTCGGGACAAGAGCATGTAATTCTCATAGAGTAACTCCCGTTTTGCCTGCAACAAAAGTCTCAGTGGAGGTGATGGTCCCTGCATCAGTTACCAAACCGCGAACAATCAGGCTGTAAAGTTGGCCGTTCATGTAAGAACCAAACTGACGGCCAATGGTAAACAATGAAGCGACAACATTTAATGCGGCTGCACTTGTTCCCGTTGCTGAAACGGCATTTACTGATCCGTATATTGTCCCTGAAGCACCAACCGCAGGGTCTCTGCGTCCGGTAATAACAGCCGTAGAGCCGACGGTGTAAGGGCGTTCAGAGGTATTAACACCCGTATACCAATGGTAAAGACCAGCTTCACCACCGTTGACAGTGTGCGCCCACATACCAAAGTAACCACCAGTGTCGCCGCAGAATGCCGACCTAGAAAAAGCTGACGCCACACCAGAGGCAGTATTAAATCGTACACCACCCACAACCATATAGCCCGGATCGGTCCCACTCACACCAAGGAGAGTGTTTGCGTCAACTGTCGTGTTTAGTGTGTCATCTACACCATCAAAGGACAGATACGACAGGGACTGCACCCCGGCTTCGGTCACGTCATACTGTGTGGTGACGCGCTGATAGGCTGTGGCGGTGGAGCCTGTTTCATGCTGCGGATTTCTTACCAAAACCCCTGACGTACCGTCCCCAGTCCAGGCAACAGATGGGTCGCCTGTACCTCCAGGCTGCGTCACATGCATACCGAAGTCATACCGAGACGCTTGGGATATAACCACACTGAAGCGGTAATAACCGTCGGAGAGAAGCACAACACTTGAACTAAGGACGCCTGCGCCAGCCGTTCTGGCAATAGCGCCCGACGAAAGATTGAGCGTTACGCTTGGGCCAGTTTGAATCCCGCTGCCGAGACAGATAAGGTCATAGCCATCAGCTTTCGCCTCAACGGTCAAAACGCGGTCAGTAAAATCTGCAACGTCTTGCGTTGCGTTGTGAACGCCAGACACCGCTGTGGGGGTTATCCTGCCTGCCGAAGTGTTGAGGTTCGATTTGGCCCAAATGGCATTGGAATAGTCCTCAGTCCACGTCAGCAAGTTCCTACGCCCACCCAGAGGCACGATACCATAAGTAGGGCGAGAAGCAGCGGTGGCTTGGGTGGCGTGGTTGCCGGGGAGTTCCTTGACGGAGATGTTGTCGATGGTGACATTTTGGAGCGGCCCTGCCGTATAGCCAATCGACAGAAAGCTAGTCGTGCTGGTGGCTAAAAAGTAAGCCGTAAATGTGCCTGTGTAACCACTAGCTAAACTCAGGTTTAGAAGGTTACTTGTAAGGTTAGACGTCCCTACCCAAACTGCGGGCTGACAACTTGCGGTAGCAGCAACAAACTGTCCCGTTATCTTATAGTAGGTGCCTGCAACTGTAGTTACTGTCTGGTTCGCAAACCCTGAACTTGTTGGATCTTCAACAAACAAACCACCAGAGACAACGGAGATAGTTGCACCGCTTCCTCCCGTCCACCCAGTCGTCCCACCAGAGAAATCCCCATTAGTCACCAACTCAGACCCCAGCACCAGCCCTTTGGACTTATCCAGCAGCAGGGCAACAGTCTGACCCGGAGTGGTCACAGGGGTAGTACCTGCGGTATCTTGGAACATGGTGGTCAGGTCAGAGGGATCGTACCAGACGCCGGGTTCTGAGGCAGCGAACAAGGATGCAGGGGAGAAAGTACGAGTACCAGAAAGGAGTTGCCCTCTAAGGGACACAGGAAGAGCAATAGAGGGCATATTAAACTTCCTTAAAGTTTATCATAGCTGGACACAGCGGGAGTGCGAAGCACGTTAGATAACCAGAGAGTGAATACCAGTAGCGGTAGTACCAGTTGCTTTGATCCGAGTAACACCAGCGCAAGTCACATAGAAGTTAGACGGGAAAGTGACAGTACGATCAGTACCCTCTACGGTGAAAACTACAGCACCACCAACGGTCACATAGAAACCAATTACTTGGTTGTTTGCACTTGCACCCATGTTATCAGCAGAGTTATTTGTAGTAACTGGAATCCAGTCACGAACCATCCCAGACGTGAGGTCTACATAGTTAGCCATTTTTCTAATTCCTAGATGAAAGACCCTTCGCATCGGAATAGGCCAGATTGAGTTCAGGTTTAGCTATGCCTTTGAGGGCCAACTCCGTAATCGCCCAAACACAGTTGTGGACAAGGACGCCACAAGCTACAAACTCATGGCAATCCTTCACATGGAGATTGTAAACGTCAATCTCGCTTTTGCTTTCGCAAACTTGCACCACACTTACGGGAACAGGTTTTTGCACCAAGCCCATACTTCCTTGCGGAGAAAGTTGTTCCACAGATTGGGCAACAGACATCTTCAAAATACTTCTTTGACTTTCCGACATTCCGCTGGATGCAGACTTTGCTACAGAAGTTTGCGTCTGGTTTGTAAGCCTTGAAGGGTTGTCCACAAGAACCACAGCATTTGTCGTACTCAGGTTCTCGGTCTTCCCAAGACTTCTTACCCAACCACTTGTGGAACTCCAAACCTTCAGGTGACCCATGCCACTCGTTAGCAAACTGACGAGCATAAGCCATCTGTTTGACACGGACTTCGTAGAAATCCTCAACGTGTTCTTGAGCATGTTCTTTTGGAGACAGGCAATCAAGGTTTGAAAGGTCGTTGTTGAAGAAGTTTCCATCCTTGTGGTGGATGTGGTATCCTTTAGGGATTGGGCCGTTGTAGTGTTCCCAGACATCTCTATGCAGGGTTCTGAAGCCAGAGCCACTAGAGCAGATGTAGTAGCGTTGTTTACTCTTGTCTGGGCTGTTTGGGTAACGTCTGTATGTTTTGTCGTTGAAGACAACTTCGATAGAGTGTTCTTGCAGTTCCAAACTTCTTGCTCCGTGATTAAGGAATCGCCACAAGTCAGTTCACCAGCAGGTGTCCAACCTTTACCTTGAACATAAAATGGATGCTCAGGTGTGGCCTTTATCATATGGCCATTGGAGAGTTGGATGTCAAGCGTCTTGGCAGAAGATTTAGTCAAGCCAGACCAAGAAACAGATTTGAAGCCTTCGCGGGTAAGAACTTGCTCACCTACGATAACTGAAGAGATTGGTTTGTAACCAGATGCAGTCAGAACAGGAGTGTTCCCTTCTAGACATGCGTCGAGTCTATCGGGGGAACCAATAGAACCTAGCGGCTCCCACTGGACTAACTGGTCCTCTAGGGCATCAAGACCTCTAAGGTGTTTGACCTTACCACGTTCATACAAGGAGGATACGGGTTCTGCCCTAGCGAACTTACCTCTAGAGGCATGTACCAACTTAACGGGGACTGTCTCATCTACTGTATGAAGGGTAGAGCGGACCATATCTCCACCCTGATTCCTCTCAGCTACAATCTTATCCGCTTCATAGAGGTTATAGAGAGCAATGGCCTTAGTGGCCCATCCTTCTGGTGTGTAGCGGTCAGTGGCATCCTCTAGGATGTAACTACAACCATTAAGGTCGATACCAGCTACGATAATACCTGTCATGTCACTCTCAGCATTGGAGGTAACGGCAGGGTCAACAGAGATAACTACACGAGCAAGGGTCTTAGCGAAAGCTACAGGATCATCTGCACCCTCTACTTCACACCTAGACAGGAGTTCTCTTGTCCACAAGGCACCAGAAGCCTCATCCATAATCTCAGCATAGAGTTCCTGACGCCCAAGGCGAGTACCTTCGTACTGGTCTTTGACTGCCTGAATGAATGTAGGGGCAAGGTTGACAGAGTTATCAAAGGTAGAACCGTAGGTCACTACAGACTTGGGGTTCTTTAGAATATCACGGACAAGTTTAGTAGGTCTGGGAGTTGTAGTCACACAGACTTGAGGGTGCTTACCAAGACGAAGCGTGAACTGTAGCATATCCCAAGTATCACGGTCTTTATTCCATGCAGCCAACTCATCACACCAAGCAGCCTCGAACTGAGGACCACGGAGACGCTCTGGCTCTTCAGCAGAGAAGAACTGGACATAAGCCCCATTCTCCCACGTCAGAAGACGCTTGGTAGGTGCCCACAAAGGATTACCCAGTGGTTTACCCTTATGGTCCTTATCACCCCTCCAACAGCGCGCTAGGAAGCCAGACTCCCCATTAACCATAACACGTTCGATGTCAGAGTTTGTAGCAGCAATAGCAGCAATACGCTTAGTACCGTTCTTTACCTTAGCCCTTACCCACTCAACACCAGCACGGGTCTTACCGAAGCCACGACCAGCGTTCACATACCAAACGTTCCAATTACCTTCTGGTGCAATCTGTTGGGGTCTAGCCCAGAAAGCCCAAGTATAGATAAGCTCTTCTGCTTTCTCTGGGGGCAGTTGAGCCAACAAGGAGACTACATCTTCACCCATAGCCCTTAGATCATCAGCATGGATGGGAAGGCCATTCTTCTTGGTCATGGTTATTTGTCAATCTTTAGGTTTGGCGAGGGTGGATGGGATCGAACCACCGACGACGCAGTTTTGGAGACTGCCGCTCTGCCACTGAGCTACACCGACGCATCTGTTACAAAACCTAGGTCATTCTTCTTTACTGTCCGAGGTTTCGTCACTCTGACGTTTCTTACCAAGCAAGGCCAACAGGTCATCAATAGCCCCTGTGTCTTCCGATATATCTTCTGGATCAGTCTCTTCTACTTTCAATGTAGGTGACCAACCAGCACGGCTACGGAGAAATAGTTCAGCAGCCTTTAGATCACCACCCTTAGCAGCATTGATAACTACAGAACCAATCTCTTCTTGGATGGAAGCCCTAGCAGAAGCAATATCGTCACGGTAAATCTTGTAGAAGGTTTGGTATGACTTCGGGGCATTCTTCATTGTAACTACAGAATCAAAGATGACTCTCATAGAGACTCCAGCACAGATGCTAGCCCTAATCTTAGTAGCAATCTTCATATCATGAGGGAGAGATTGAGCAGCCATCTGAATAACTCTTTCTTAATTGGCAGTACTATTGTATTTGACTACAGAATTAGGAAGAGACTACTTAGTAAATAACCCTACATCGGTAGGTGCAACTACAAGAAGGTTGAGAGTTGTTCACCTAGTTGAAAGGCTATTATCTAAGAGGTCTTATACTATAGTGGGTAGCCTAAGTCGCACTTCATGCTTGGATAACTACAAAGAAGAG